CTGGGGTGCGCTTCACGCAATACTTCAAGCTCTTAGTGATAGAGACAGCCGCAATTACGTCATACTTCAACGATTTAGTTATCGTGTCGTACCAGTAATTTTCAAGCAACAAAAAATCCCCTGTTTCTAGCAGTAATTTATCGCCGTCTTCCTTGAGGCTTGTATAAAATACCGCAGCCATATTTTATTGCTTAACCCTCAACTTCGAGACAAAGATACATAGTGTCGGCGGTTGGACTGCCCGTTTTCGTCCAAGTCAATATGATATTTGTTGCGTCCCAAGTGGCAACGGCGACTTGGCGGTCTCCCGCATAGCCAGGTAATCGGACAATGGCGGTTGTGTCCTGACCGACGAGGGCGGTGTGCGTTCCTGCGGCGTCCGACTCTACGTCCCATACGCAGCCCTGTGTAGTGCCGTCGTAAGCGCCAGCAGATGAAACAACGGCGTCCGTACCGTCTGATATTAACGTCCTAGCGGTAATCCTGACCTTCTTCGGTACTTTACCCAACCCGTGAGCAATGTTTTGCGTACCGCTTGCGGCACTATAAGAACGAGATGAGTTGACAACCTTGTACGTTGTTGCGCCGTAGAGCGTATCAAAATAAGTCTTCAAAAATGCTTTTACTGTCGTCCACGTCAGTTTCCTACTTAATGGAGTCCCACCAGGGTCTTTTACGCCATAGATAATATCCGAGTCCGATGGTGAGGTATCTGCCGTCAGCGCTGTTAATTTTTGGTCTGCCATATTTTTATAAAGGGAATTGCGACATACTAACCTTCTCGGTATCAGACAGCACTAGGTTTCCGTTAGGCAGAATGAAGTGATAAGCAGAGCGCCCACTTGCCTTCTCCTTATAGCCAAAGACGTAGACAGTCGGGCGGGTCTCCATATCAGTGCCAGCAGCCAATATCATACGTTTGTAGTAAAAGAAAATCTGGTACGCTTCACCGCAGGCGAGAATGTCCCAACGCTTATCAGGGTTCGCAATTTCGTAGACCACAAACATCTTGACCTCGCTTTGGTTAATCTCCTTGAACTGATGGAAGATACCGTCTTCCCCGAACTGCTTGAACTCACTGCCGTCCTTATAGATGACCCCCCAGCCATACTTCTCAACTGCTACTTTTTCAGGCACTCCGTCTCTGGTAAATGTGTATTCCATATAATTTATAAACCCCCTTTTTCGAGGGGGCTTACGGCGTTGTATCGCCCCCTTCAGCCATTGTATTGGCTTTTAATTTTGATAGCAGACTACTTACCCTTCTTAGCCTCGCCGCGCTCAAGTGCCGCTTCAGACTGCTTTGAGAACTGACCACCCGTGAGTGCGTCCTGGTGCTCAACTTCTTTCGGCGTAAAACCAGTCGCCTTACACTCGTGAGTGAGATACTCGTTCTCTTTAGCAAATGACTGCTGACAAGCTCCGCAGATGTGTTTAGCCATATGTTTATGCTTTGCCAATACCTGTTAATGAGAAGGTCGCGTGCCCAGAGCCATCAATAACCTGAACCTTGTAGTACCGATAGAGGGCAGCAGCCGAGTATTTGTCGGTTGCGCCGTTACTGACCGTAGCCTCTGCCTGGATTTCAACATAGGTTACGTTATCGTTTGAGCCCAACACCTTCCACTTGCCCGTGAGCGAGCCGTGCGTGTTCTTGATGATGAAGGCTATTGAAGCCAAGTTACCACAGTCAATCGCTTCGCCGAGGTCTGCGTAGGAAGCAGTACAAGTACCGCTCGCGCTCATCTTCATAGCCTGACGAGCAGCGTAGTGAGTCTTCGCACCCTCAAATGTTTTGAGTTCTTCCATATGTTTAGGCGGTTTCGTCGTACTGATAGTTCATAGTGCTCGTCGAGCCAGCCGTAGCACTTGCGTCCGTCGTAATCTGATGACCGAGGTAATCCGAGTAACCAGTCGCAGTAAGAGAGCCGTTGAGAGCGCCACCGATACCGAGGTTCGCAGCCGCAGGGTCAGCAGACGGCATTGTCTGGTCAACCGTAGAGACCGCAGAAGCAGTTGGAGTCGCATAGGCTAGTGCGCCAGCGTAAGAGCTGGTGCGGGCGTTAGTAACGTGCGTGTGCGTGCCTCCAGTACCGAGCGCACCCGTGCGCCAGATTTGAAGGTTGTTGATAGCAGAGCTACCACCCATATTCGTAACGTGAAGACGCTGATACTTTATGTACGAGCGGTTGCCTGCGGTAATCGGGGAGGCAACAGGGTCAACGGTAGCCGAGTCAGCCGAACCCATATCGGAGTCGGTGATGTTGTGAGTGATGGTCTCGCCAGCACCGTTACTCTCACAAATCTCAACAGTAGCCGCGTAGCCGTTCTTGGCGTGTAAGATGATTATTTCGTTCATAGGCTTGTTGAATAAATTATACCATTTAGGGGCTCACCGTACTAGGTCGAGCCCCCTCGTGGCGGAGAGACTAGTCGTTGTCAGGAGCAACCACAGTGATTGTGGTAGCGGCAACCTGGTAGGCGAACCAACCAGTAGCGCTTACCTGTACACAGCGCAGCACCGTGTTGGCAGCAACATCGAGCTGGTTAGTACCGTCCGAGTCAACCGTGTTGATGGTGTTGCCAGAAGTGTCTGGGGTGAGCAGCTCATACCCGTTCGCACCGACAGCAATATCAATCTGCTGACCAATCGTACTAGCGCTGATTGCTGGAAGCGTGAGAGCCTTCGTAGCACCAGCAGAAGTGGCGACTACAAACGTAGTACCGTTCGGGATAAGACCAGTCGTGAGACCATCGTCAGTGCCAGTAACGGCAGCGACAGAACCCTTCACACCACCGATACTAACGAGCGTTACAATCCAGTCAGTCGCAGATACACACTTCGCTACAAAGGCAGTGTTGGCTGGGACTACGAGATAGCCAGTGCCATCACTGTCCACATTGTTAATCTTGATGTTCGAGGCAGCAGTCGTCTGGAGACGGAAACCGTTAGAGCCCACATAACCAGTAATCTCCTTACCAACCACAGAAGCGGGGAGCGTAGCAATCTTCGTTGCGTCGTCGCTCGTTACGGTAACGTGGCGGGCAGTTACCGAGATAAGACCAGTCGTGAGACCGTCAGCCGTAACGGTAACAGCTTCAGCTTGCGCCGAGATAGCTGGAGTAACCGCACCTGGCTGGAGGTTAGAAGTACCAACCTTGAGGAGCGGGGTGTCGAAGTAGAACAAAGCCGAGCCAGTGGTCGCGTGGGAAGTAACCACGATACCAACCTTCTGTACAATCTGGTCAGCGCCAGTCGGGGCAGTGCTAAACTCACCAGCCGTAGCAGAGAGATAGAGCGGGTCGCCGACAGAGAAGGCGTTGGTAGCGATGTTCGTAACCAAGTACACACTGTAGACCGTACCAGAGGCGTTATTCTCGATGTCCGCAGAGAGAACGTGCGTAGCAGCGAGACCAGCGTCAGCGTCAGCCTTCGTAATCAAGTAGCCAGAGCTGTATGAAGTAACACGAACGAGCGTGCCCTTCGTCAGCGTGCCGCCAGTCGTGTTCTTCACCGTGAGACCCAAGAAAAGGTCTACGTTGCCAGAGGCAGCAGAACCGATAAGACCGAGGTTAGCGGTCAAGCCAGTGATGTCTCCACCACCAACCGAGCCTACGTTAAAGTCGCAAGAAGTCTCATCACCTTCGTTGATGTAGAAGGTCGAAGCGATACCACCGTTCGTCTTGATGAAGATACAGCCCTTGCCATAACCAGCTTCAGCGTCAGTCGGGACGGTAGCGCCGCGTCCAAAGATTACATAGCCATTCTCATCTTCGAGTTTGACGTGGATAGCGGTAGAAGTCGGGGTCTTAGAGCGACCATCAATGCGGAGGGCATTGTGGAGTTTTGAAATTGTCCTGTCCATATAAATAGATAATTAGTTACTAAAACGGTTTTGGTTCAGTAACAATTTTGGAAAGGATAACCTCGTCGGTAAGGTCTTCTGGGTGCGTGATACCAGACCACTTAGCAATCTGGGTCAGCTTACGGGCTGACGGAGCGCCAGTGATAATCTCGCAGAGGTCAGACGTAAGAGCCCGCAGCCTCTCTGGTACTTCGGCGTATCGGTACACTCCTGGGTTCACGCGCTGTTTGGCGTTCACATACGCGCGGCACTTGAGCCATACGATAAACCCACCCTTCGTTTCCTTATCTTGAGCGGCAGGCTTATCAGCTTTGCCCTCCTTCCCTTTATTGTCGCCGCCTGTCTTTTTCGCAGCCTCGGCGTGTTCGGTAGCCAGTTTGAAGATTGCTTTAAGCTCTTTGACAGTCTCCTCACCTGTGAGCGGGGTAATTTTATCCGTGCCACTCGTCTGGGTGATACCTAACTCTGCCAACTGACTTATAAGCGCCTTCTTGTCGTTTTCGTTTGCCATAAAAGTTTTTAATTTAGGTTAATAATACAGGTAGAGGGAGGTCAGCTTTCGCCAACCTCCCCGATTACCTTTTGAGACTAAGTGGTCAAAGCGGTCAACAGTCCGTGCGTGCGACCTACACCTTCCATCGCAAAGCCGAACTTACCCTGGAGAGTCTCTTTCCGCTCACGAGACGAGACGTTGGTTTCAGGAACGAAGCGGAGCTCGTCGTTCTCCTTCCAACCCTTTGTCATAAAGCGGGTGTTCACTACAGCAACCTTGTCGTCTGGCATATCAATGTCAACCACGAATGGGATAACACCGAAGCCGTCAGCGAGGTAGCCATCGAGCACCTTACCACCAGTGCGGGAGTCGCGGGTATCCGTAACGCTGTCAGCACCCGTAAAGCCGTTGGCAATACGCTTGTTGGCAACCGAGAGGACAATCGCGTTCACCGTACCACCAGCAGCACGCACATCGTCGAGAATGTTCTTGAGAACGTCCTCGGTGAAAGCGCCAGACACAGCAGTCTTGATACCACCAGAAACATCGTTTAAGTGCGAGAGCAAACCACGAGACATTGCTGGGATAGAAGCAGTACCAGCGCGGGCAGTGCCGTAGATGGCGCTGCGGGCGAGGTCGCGCATAACGCGCTCCATAGCTTCAGCCTTCAAAGCCTCGGCAGTCCGACCCGTCTTACGAGCCTGGTCGCTGTCTTCTTTCGAGAGGTCAATGAGCTCCTCAACAATCTGGCAGTAGTTGGTAACAATCGCGGTGTCCTCGCTCATTGCGGTAGCGTCTACCGTACCTTCAATGTGGGAGTTACCGATAATCTTAGCAACCGCAGAAGTGAGGTGGGTCGCACCAGCCGTATCACCAGCGCCACGCTCATAAACGTCAATCGTGTTGCCAGAGCGGTCAACCGCAGAGACTACAACGATTTCAGAGTCTACAAGCAAGATGTCGCCAACAGTGAGACGGTCAATAGTGCCAGACGTAATCGGAAGCGCAGTCGTGTCGCTGGTCGAGTTCCAGTCAGTCGCACCACCACCTACCGTGCCAAGCACAACCTCTGGGGTCGTGTAGGCGCGGGTGAGGATTTGGTACTCATCGGTCTTGAACGGAGCGCTGCGGACAGCGAACAACTCCCAGACCTTACCAAACTCCTTCGCCATTAACGGGGTAATACGTTCAGCGACAGCAATGACCTCTGGGTCAAGCATTGAGTCAGTGTCGGTGAGCGTAGTGTGTAAACCTAAGTCCATACTTTTATAATATTAAATTACTGATAATCCGATACGTTACCAGTTTAGGTTGACAGTCTAGGGACTAACACTACTTCTTGTTGCGCCTATCCTCCCTCATCTTCTTCAACTTCGTACTCATCTCGAACAGCTTTGTCTGCTCTGCTTGAGTCTTATTCGGCTTTTTCGTCAGCTCGTTGAAGTCTTTTACTAACTGCTCCTCCTCACTCAAGTTCGGCGTGTTATCACTCGGCGGCAGACCACCTCCACCAGTTACCTTCGCGCCGAGAGCCGCAGCGTTGGCAATGATGTACTCAAGTTTCTCACGCGCAGAAAACTTGTCAGGGATAAGAGACTGCTTCTCTTTCGGTATACCTTTCAGGAGTTGCTCAACTAACGATTGTATCGCTTTCGCGTACTTCGCCAGTTGCTCCTTAGTTTCACCTAATTGAGTCGCAAGGTCATCAGCACGGGTCTTCTCGTTTTTAGCGAGAGTTTCCCATTCACCCTTTTTCTTCAGGTCGTCCTCCTCCTTTTGCTTCTTGTCATCAGCCTCTTTCTTGCGCTGGTCAAGCAGCTCCTTCACTTTCGGGTTCTTCTCGGCAAGAGCCTCCAACTCCATCGTCGAGAGGTCGTCGAGTTTTTTGTCCTCTGGCTTCTTCTCTACGAACGGGATAGGTTGCTTCTTGTCGTCGAGCTTAGGCGTTTTACCGTCTTCAGACTCGAACTTCTTGCCCTCCACTTCAACGAACTTTGGCGCTTCGCCCTCGAAGCCGTTAAAATTGTGCAAGACCACTACGGAAACAATGTGCTTAATCATATAAATTATTTTGGCGCTATGACCATTTGTAATACTCGGTTAGTTTGCGCAATGCGCCGATAGCCGATAATCGTTTTGACAGAGTGAGCAGTTACGCTTACTTAAATTATACAATATTCGTGAAAACCCCGCAATCACTCTTTGGGCACTGCCTTTGTGGATAAGTCCTTTTCCCCTCGATACGTCTTATTACAGGTGTAGCAGGTCAGATATACGATGTCTCCCACAGCGCCGAGCGTGTAGTGGTGGAGCGGGTGGTCAATCAAAATAAGGAGTACCTGCTCGTTGCGCGTCATCATAGGCTTATTGGCAACCTTCGCAGGTGCTATCTGCGTATGTCTTAATGACCTGGCACTTCTGCTTACAAGCCTCGCAGGTGTAGCCGTCCTTATCAGGGTCAATCGTCCCGACGAGAGCCTTACAGCACACTGACTTTAGTATTAACTCCATATGTTTGTTGAAGGTTTTTAATAATCTCATCTCTCTCCTTCTCGGTGAACTCTCTCTGGCACGAATAGCAGTAGACTCTTAGCTTGCCGCCAACGTAGTGAGAAATATCATACTGATGGTTCTGGTGCTCCATAGGTTTCAGCTTTTTTCTTGGGGTGAGTCTTTGAATACTGACGGCTATAGGCGAGCCTTCGCTTATGCTTACAATCGAAACAAATCTTTTTCGTATCAATAGTGGTGTTCGAGCAGCGTAGACATATAGGCATAGTGTTGATGGCGAAGCCGCAGACAGAGCTGCGGACTTCTAATTTCTAAAGCCAGGCTAATAAATGAATGACGCGAGTCATACTTACGGGTCGCCCACAACAGGCTACGAAGTGCGCCTGGCTTTGCGTGTGAGTTAAACTCACCTACTCATTATATCATAAAGAAATAAAGAGGGGGACGTTCGCACGAAGCTATGCGTCCCCCAGACGGTCAGGCGGTAGCGAAGCGCCTTGCTGTGAGCGTTGGCATACGGCTGCTCACGAGCCGAGATGGTAGACCACCCCCCTTCCTATGCCGCGCGAGGCGGCGTTGTAGAAGTGTCCGTAACCAGGTGGAGATGTCCCTTGCGCTGCCTCTCACCGAGAAGCTGCGTGTAGCAGTTGCGGTGGTAGTGCTCTGCTTCGCACTTCACCGAAACCTCGTACTCACCCAACTTGAGCGAGCACCAGGAACACCATCGAACGTCTTTGGGGTCAATCAAGCGGCGTCTCCCATAATCCCGACCTCCTGCTCTAGCTGCTGGATTAGTTCAGCCAGATATGCTGCGAGCGGGCGGAGCTCCGCGAGGTTGCTGTCCTTCGAGTTGTTGCTCGGCTTCTTGCGGAAGACGGCAACGAGTTCGTCGGTACAGAGTCGCTCGATGAGCTCTGATACGCACACAGTGTGGCTCTCGCGCCTGTGGGTGCGGCAGTAGTCCCTTGCCTCTTGGAGCAAGGAGGCTAGATACCGCAACAGGGTCAGCGAACGCTTGAGCTTGTCTTGCTGGTAGGCGTTCATCACGCCTCCTTTCTCGGACAGGACTTTACCTGCCCGCACCAAGTTCTCTGTGAGGTAGAGAACCTGAAGCGGAAAGATTAGGTGCTTACCGTTAAAGCCTCCCTGTCTTTCTCGCGTAAGTTGAGCACTGCCCGCGACCAGCCGCCACATTCCTTACAACTGAACTGCTGGTATATCGTCGTCTGTTTTCTAATAAGACCTTCTTTCACGAGCGCGTCCGCCTTACACGTTGGGCAGACCATATCATCAGACCACATACCAAAGTTCGGGTGGTTCTTCGCCCAGGGGCGCAGCCGTAGATACACCTGCCAGAGCAACCACACATCGCGTTTATTATATTTCTTCATCTTCCCCCAGGCTTTTGCGATGTCGAACTCGGCACAGTCGCGCCATAACTTTTTACCGCCCGTATCTTCTTTCACTCCTATCCCCAGGAACTCTGCCAGGTCGTTCAGACTGTTACTCGTGAAACCGAATTGGCTACGGGCAATCTTGAGCGTGTCAATCGAACGTGATGGCTTTGGCGGCTGAAGGCGGTGATATACAAACCGCGTCCGCGCCTTCTTAATATCAAACTCATCTCCGTTATGGGCGATGATGATGTCCGCCTGGTTGAATAGTTGCCAGAGTTGGCGCACGAGAGCGCGGTCATCGCTCTTATCTCGCTTGTAGCTCGGCATATCAGGTAGTGCCATCACCCGCACTACTCCCTCGTCAAGCCACATATAGGCAAAACTGATGATGTACCACTCACTCTGAAACCAGAGAACATCTTGCTGCCACTTCCCCCAAATTGCTCCAATATTGGGCGCTGTCTCAATGTCAAAGAGCAGCGTGCGGGGTTGTTCGTTTTGGCTATGAGTTTTCATCGCGCTGGGTGCTTAGGTTGGCAGCCCATTTAGGTGTGCGTCGAAGTCTCTATGTAAGGTCAGGTCGCAGCAACAATGTGTGCTTACAGTTCGGGTGAAACGGCGGGTCATTGTCCGCGAGCGGCGGGTAGTTCTTACTCTTGCCGCTTATACTATATATTTTACCCTCTTGTGGCTCACAAAGCGAGTCCTCTGCTCCGTGCGTATCAACTTCCACGATGTCTATTTCAAAATCACCAGCTCGGTTCACGACGCCTTCGTTGTTCGCCTTGATGATATGCGTGCGCGTAACCATCTCACTGTACTGGTCGAGCGACCACTGCCTACCGCCCCTGTCTATGAGCACGGTGAAGCCCCTGTCGCTAAATGTTTCCTTAACCACCTTCTTCACGGCGGCTACTCCTTCGCCCTCTAAACGACCCGCCCCGATATTGGAGCGTATCTGCTTACGGAGTGCGTCGTTGAGTATCCTCTCTGCCCCCCTTACATAGCCAGTCATCGTAGTCCCGAAGTCCAGGTAGGCGTCTGATAAAAGCGCATTAACCGCCTGGAGGTGCGGCTTCATAAACGGCACAGTCTGAAGCATTTGAACCGTGAGCGATGGTGCGCCAGTAGGGATAGTCGGAATGAGCTTTGTCTTGGCGACAGTCTCATTGAGCGCTACCCACTTCCCTTGATTTTCGTTTGAGGGGTAGATAACACCATCGAAACCCTGCGCTTTAGCGAGTTGAAGCACGGTCATACCCTTATCCGCAGCGAGAATGTTTGCGCGGGCGAGCATATCATCAGCCGAGAGGTTGCGGGCACTCGCGGGCAGAAGGCTCTTGAGTTCAACCAGTTTATATTGCTTCGGCAGGATAGAAGCGGTCAGCACATCACCAAACTCCTTAGAGCTCTGCGGGTCGAGTGCGAAGTGGATACCGCCCAAGTTAAACGGGTCTACGTTTCCAGCCAGGGCGTTAATCTCCGCACGAGCCGCGCCCTTATCTCCACCCACCCATTTGAAAAGCGTAACACCCTTCGGCTGAAGGTTGATGGTAGCGAACTTTTGAGCGCTGTTCATTCCAGCGACGTAAGACTTCGATATGCCCTGTACGAGCCAGTTCTTAATCTTGGCGTCTGCGGGCGTAACGAGCCCCTTGAGCTGCGCCAGGATAGACTGCTTCTTCGCGTCAGTGAGCTGTTCGCCGAGCGCTTTGAGAAGTATCTTGCGACCCTCGTCATCAAGCGCCTTCACGGTCTTCATCAGCTCATTGACCCCCGTAAGACTATCGAGTCCTTCCATCGCTTTACTTGGGTCAGTGAGCATAGATTTAGAAAAGTGAAAGTGCGGCTCTTATTGCCACGATAACAAGGAATAACGACCCCAAGAAAATACTGAAGAAGATAACGTACCAACGGAAGAAAAGGCGGAGGTTTAATTTAGCCAGCGCCTCCTCTACGAGCTTGGCGTTCTCACCAAAGCGCTCGCGGTTCGTCTTATGTATCTTGTTCGTTTTAGGGAAGTTCATAGGTTTAGACTATTGGCTGTTCTTCTGGCGGAACTACTGGCGCGGGGCTGTCCATCACTCCTGCGATTTTGCTCTCATCGGCAATCTGCGCCATCTCCTCCTCTGCCTGGGTTTCACTTACACCGTTAATGCGCATAATCGCGCTGCGCTTCGAGGTCAGCCCTGCTGTTACCTTTTCAGCTTCGGTCTGTGCTTGAACGAGCTCATCTACTGGCAGCACGTCAGAGAATACGATTTTAATATCCTGGTTAAAATCTGTGCCTATCATCTTGAAGCCCATACGGAACATATCATTGAGCGCACGCTTAATCTTGGCACGCTTCTTCATCGCCTTGCGCACAGCCGAGTACATCTGAATACGGAGGCTCTCTACGCGCTCTGGCATAGTGCTCTTGAGCAGCTCGAACATCGGCACACCAGACACGAACGAGATGACCTTCGTCTCCTGGAGTATCTGCTGGCGAGCGTCTTCAAGAAGCGGGTTGGCGTTGATGATGTACTTCGCCTCTGGTTCTTCTTTACTCTCTACGAAGTAAGCGTCTTTACCAGCGTCAATGTCGCCGTCCTCATTCGCCATCGAGGAGGGGAGCTGGAGCTTGGCGTCGAGGTTCTTGAGAAGCTGCGTTGAGATATGAGTAGAGCGCTCATTGATTTCAGCGAGCTGCGGGATAATGTCAGCATAGTCGCTCTTACCGTAACCCCACTTGCTGCGCTTCCCGTTATCAATTTGGCGTATAGGAATATCGTTAAGCCCCACGATTGTTTCAGTCGCTTCAAACTTCCTGCCGCCAAACACCTTACTCATTTCGTCGAGCGATATTTCTTGGGTGATAGTAGCCCTCTCTGCCCCCTCGCCGCACTTCCAGGCTTTTGTCTCTATAACGCAATCTTCCCCTATGAGTGTGTAGTGGCGGGTGAGTAACCAGAGCTTCTCATTGTCAGGCGTAGACTCTGGGGATATTTTATACGTCGCAAGCACTACGCTTCCATCTGGCTGCGGGAAGTATTGGTCTTGCGGGATAATCTCAATGTGATAGGTGTTGTCCGCGTCCTTCCAACCCAAGAGCGGCACATAGCCGAACTCTGACTGGTCAGTGGCGATGTCGTTCACCATCTCCCTGATGTCGTTTTCAAAAACAGTGTCCTCGATAAACTTCTCATTAGCCTCCACGTTATCGCCAGCCGTAATAATCATCTTGTCTGGGTCGCCCGCAACAAAGTCCCCATAGAAGTCGGAGATACGAGCGGGGATTGCGTGCGAGAGATATACGATGTCCTTCTCGTTGACGTACTGCTTTTTAATTAGCTCGTGGAGACCGAGCACGCTGTACTGGTCGTTATTATAGAGCTTCGCATACTTACCGAGAGTCTCAATGCGCTTGAGGTCGGTCTTGGTTGGAAATAACTTTGGTGCGATTGGCATATGGGTTTATTTATTTATTCCCGTTTTGGTCTTCGCAATAGAGGCGGCAGCAACGGCGCGAACTATTCTGTTGTGCTTCTCCTGTATGACCATCTCCCGTCTCGGAGCGTCAGCATTGAAAGCAACCACATCAGCTTTTATTGCGTCAGCCTTCTTCCCTCGAAGGATACGGCAGCGAGCGCACATCGGCTTGTCGTCCACTATGCGTATTTTCCCGCCAGCTTCGTTCTGGGGGAAGATGATATACGGGCACGTCCCGCACCTTACGCCTTTAACCTTTTTGTTCTTTTTGAGTTTCATCTTTTTCATTAAGAGAAATTACCAGGTAGTCAATCAGCTTTCGAGCTGGCTCTGCTAAGTCCAGCTTCGGAGGGTTAGGCAATACTACTGGCTGCCCGAATATCTCACTGTATTCTACTGTTTTCAAAGAGGCGTCTTGGAACTCAATTAGAAAAGGTTGTAACCGCTTCATCACCATCGGAATAAAAACCTTGTCCACAATGTGTTCGATGACGCGCCTTTGGTCGGCGGGCAACATCAATATTATTATACTATATTTTGTCGGCTTTCGCACCCCCCTTCGAGCGCTTCTTGTTTATAAGTCCCAGGATAAGGTACACCAGGGCGTCCACTAAGTCGTCGTGCTCCTCACTACCGAAGCCCAGCAGTTGCTCTAACAACTCCTCGCAGCCGCTCTCTGGGAATAGCACTGTCCCGTCCTTAATGAACGGCGCAACGCTCTGTAGGCGGGCACGCTTGTCAGTGATAGGTCGCATAGGATACACCGACAGCCCCTTCTTCTTGAGGTTTTGGAGCGCAGCCTTCTGGTAGTTCACATCTTCCACATACCACTTCGCACCGAATGGCAAACGGTCTTTATAAATCATCGCCTCCTTCTGGGTAGCGTCGAAGTCCATATGCTTATTCACGGGGCGCGGCAGCACGAGTATCACGGGCATATCGGGGTTCTTCCAAATAACCCTAAGACCTCCCACTATGGTAGTGAAGTCAGCCGTCTCCTCCTCGCTGATAGCCAAGTCCATACCCGCACCAGCGTCGCGCACCCTGATGTCGGGGATACCCCTGTCGTTTTTGTGCGTCAGTATCTTAACGTCGTAGCGGTGAATGTCCGAGTCTTTGATAATCTGGTTCTCCTCGGCAACGATTTTGAGCAGGTACTCACGCGCCCACGCAGAGGCGCTACCCACTTTATCCTTCTGCCTATTCACTGCCGCCATTGTCGGGTACTTACCGCGCCAGGTGATACGCCCCTTCTTGATGAGCGGAAACTGTAAGCACTTAAACATCGGCTTGCCGTTCGAGCTCTTGCGGCGCTTGAGTCGGTACATCAGCGCGTTCTTATGGAGCAGGTTGCCTACCACTACGAGTTTTGCCCCCGTCTCTTGTTGAGCGGGGATTACCTCGGAGTTGAACCACGTCTCGGTGGCGTCTCGGTTCTTCTTAAAGCGCACCCACTTCAAGTCCTCCAAGTCGTCGCCAATAATCACCTGCGGGCGGAACTCACGATGACGCAGACCACGCACCTTCTGTCCGCGCGAGCGTCCGAGTATGAGCACGTCATTGGTCAGCAGTAGCGAACTATCAGACCAGTCTTTCGCAGGGTCATACATCACCCCATAGTCCCTAATAAGCAGCTCGTTCTCCTCCAGCTCTTTCCTGATGTTCGATATGTTCATCTTCATCTGCGTCGTGGTGTCCGATAGCAAGATGATGAACTGGTACTGGTTCTCCAGGGCACACCACATCGGGAAAGCCAGAGAGCAAAAAACCGACTTTGCGCTACCACGAAAGCCGATTGCTAGGAGATATTCAACTGTCTCATCAGTGAGCTCCTTTACGAGTCGCGGGTGGAACTCTGCTGGCGGCAAGCTGAAGTAATGCCGTAGGTATATCAAACACCACCCCAGGAATTGCTTGCGGACAGTCGCCCTAGTCTTAGGGTCTTCAATCCTATCTAAAAATGAGAGGTCGAGATTAGCCTTCGTCTTCGGTGTCGTCATCTGTTTCGTCGCCGTCATCAACAAAGTCGTCAGCGACCTCTGGCGAGTTTAGGAATATATTAAACGTGGCGCGTATCTTGTCGCCCTCCTCTTTCGGCAGGCTCTCCATCTTCACAACGCCACCGTGCTTAATATCCTTCTTCTCGTGAAACTCCGTGCTGCGCTTCTTGCTTAGGTACTTGAGTGCCAGGTCTCCATCTCTGCTGCCCTGCCTTATGACACTCTCCCGCATAGCCAATACAGGCATATTCTTCAAAGCCTCTATCCTCTGTGAAAACTCTGGGTGTGCTTTCTGGTAATCGTAGAAAGTCTTATCACTTATACCCGCATAAACACAGGCTTCTTCCACTGTGGCGTCCAGCGCGAAAGCATACTCTAATTTTCGCAGAACCTCTGGCGTCATTACTTGCGGTCTCCCTACCTTCTTTGCCTTCTGAAAGTCATTAAAAAATCCTTCGAGTGGGTGTGTAAAAAGCAAAGGCGCTCGCTTCTTTTTGGGCGAGTACCTGCGTGTTTTATATCTATCCTTGAGTGCTGATTTCATACCTTTGTTTTCTGCCACTATGGGCAAGGTCAGTTACGGAGTGTTTTTGAAAAGCTAGGCTTGATACTCGAAATGGTTGCGAGGGATTTTCGGGGCGTCAATCTTCACATACACCCGCTCACCAGTCTGCTTGAAGCCAACGAGCCCTATAATGCGGCGGATAGCCTCTGCGGTTTTCCCCTGCTCACCGATACAGATACCTACATCGGACTTGTGGACTTTCACATTCACCATCACTACCTTGCCGCGTTCATCAGTGTCCTCGCTGACGTGTATAAGCACATCATTCGGGTTACTGACGAAGCCTTTGATGACTTCTTCAAGAAGTCGCTGTACGTTTTCCATATTTTACGCTCTTAGGTTTGTAAGGGCGTAACGCTCCAACCTCTGTCAAAGATTGTTACCACTATTATACCATATTTCAAATTGCCTAGCCAGGTCTTCCCTTCAACAGCTTGACTAAAATGTCCGCGTGGCAGTCATACGGCTTACACCAGCACGCGAGCACCTTGCCTCGGAGCTCGTCGAGAGTGTCGAGCAGCTTATCCTGCTCCATAATCCACTTCTCGTACTTGCGGAGCACGACAGCGCGGTTGCCATCTCTCCCTATAACGAATGGATTGCCCCACTTACTAGGTCGCCCGACGTACACATCATAGGGCTTCTTCTTACAGTGGACGACCCAGGCTTTCATAATGTTATTTGTTTAGATGAGCAATGACTTGATTAGCCAGTTCTTCTGTAAGCCCCTCATTCCAGGCGCACTTAAAGAAGTTTTCCATCTGGGTAGTCAGCATATCAGAGTTGTCATCGAGAATAGCGTAGCGCCTCACTTCAGGGTGAGCGAGCAGCCACTCGTTAATCTCCCAGCCGCGAACGTGTAGCCCGCGACTCATCGGCGTTATGTCCACGAAATTTATGTTGTTTCGGCGAACCTCCGCACGACTCTCCTCACCGTAACGCCACGAGGACGAGAGCACTATTTGGCAGCCAGTCGCTTCTACGATACGGTTCACAAGCAGCACCATAAACGGGTCGAAGCCTATGATACCTCCCTTACCTTCGTGCCCGTATGCGCGGTGGAATGTCTTGGCGTAGTTCACTACCCCGTCTATATCCAAAAACAAAATCTTCATCGAACGCGCGGCTGAATGAATTGATTATAGCACCACTCTCCTGGCTGCTCCACGCCGTCCACTTGCGGCACTACCATACCAACAGAGCAGCGAGTGAGCTTTAGGCAGTTGTTATATTCATTCCACACCTGAAGTCTTAAATCATCAATACCCCTGCCACCGATTGCGACAGTAACCACCGAACCGAGAATGGCGATAATACCTATCACGATGAGCAGCTCAATGAGCGTGAAACCTTTTTGAGTTCGCATATTATTCTTGTGGCGCTAACTCGATTTTGTAATAACTTATCAGCGACTTCTTCTGGTTCATCAGCTCAATGATTGAGTCGGGTACATTCATCACGAGCACAGTGCCAGCACCCTTATACTTGAGCTCCTCAATAGTGCCAGGGAAGCTGATGGTCGGACACTGGTTATCTAGGGCGTTTCGCTCCTTCTCGATGTCGTTAATCTCCTGGCGCAAGTCGTCGAGTTCCTGCTTTTTCACGTCATCAAAGAGCTGCGGGTCTTTTTCTAACTTCGTAATTCGCCCCTGAACGTGTCGAACACGAGAGTCGAACGGCTCATTATCGAAGACCATCTCTACGTCGTAGTTGCGGTATGAGCGCGGGAGGATAGCCTTGAGCTCCAGCTTAATACTCCAGCACAGCTCCTTCATCTTAATTTCCTGTAAGAAGAAGTTAGTGGCGATAGTGCCTGCCTTCGGGTCTTTCGGGAGGTTGAGTGGTTTGTCGGTCATATTAGGGATTTATTATTTTGTAGCCCTGGTCATAGAGGTCGCTGACGACTTGCTCACAGCTTTCTACTTCTGTTTCGTGGGGGACACCATCAGAGCCATATTCTAATTCTATCGCCGCCAACATATTCTGCTCACTCAAAATGCGCTGCGCCATAGCAAGACCGTTGGCATAGGCATAGTCTTCTGACGGCTGGCACATCTTCTCGATACCTTCCCACTTCACCTCGCACGATAACTCTTGCGGGCTTCTATCAGACCAAATAACAAAAACCAAAACGAATATCAGAAGAAGCGCTGGAATGTTGAGTGGTGATTTCTTTGTCATATATTTATATCATCGCACTTTCGTCCGCCGCCAATTCTACCATCGTTTCATTCGGAATATCGTGAAGACCAATATTTGCCTTCTCGCAAATATCTGTCGCTTCTTCAAGAGTATAAACACCAGCCTCACTTCTGATATTTGTGTAACCCATACGGCGCGGCTTCCACCAACCGTTGTGCTCGTTACTCCAAATCTTGAAGCGCCGTATACCAAAACCATTCTCTTGGAGAGCGTCGCATAGGGACGGCAGCAAACCCTCGGAAGCCTCGCGTAAATCCTGGTCGGTTAAATCCTCACTACCAACAAGATTGAGTAACTCGTCCGTCAGTCCATCTAAAACCTTTTTTGGATTATCCATATTTAATCATTTTGTTTATCTTTGAGGCAGTCATCGCACGTCGTCTGCTCTGGCGTGTAAGTCGTTCGCGTTGCTGGGTCGTACACTTCTTCCAGCTCGTGCGGCGTGAACTCATAGCCGCAGGTATCGCACAGTCTAGGGTCTAACGGCATAGCTATTTCTTCGGAGTGAGCTTACGCGGCTTCGGATTGTGAAACTTGAGCTGTACTTTCTTCACGGGGAATGGCTCGTGCGCCTTCTGGCAGAGCTTAATAAACTCGCGCTCAAGATAGTTCGGCTTGCCAATAGTGAGGTGGACTTCCACATTATCACCCTTGCGGCTTCCCAACTTGTAAGCCTTATAGGTCTTGCGCACCGCACGCAGTATCAGCTTCGGGCTAATATACTTCGTTGCCTTAATGACATTCTCACCTCCCATCACCGCCTGACACAACTCTATAATCTCGTCGTAATAGTTTTTCATATGACTCAATTATACCACGAACCACTGACCATCAATAGCCAATTATGGGGATAACTATTTGAACCACTCGTAATACTGTTGCTGCTCGCTTCCTGCGTGAATAATCAGTAGAGGCAAGCCGCCTTTCAGACGCTCCCAATTCATAAACATTCTGCCCGTCCTACCATTGCCGTCTACGAAAGGGTGTATCTTCTCGTACTCAATATGGTGCTCCTTCCAGTGCTCTGGGTGAGTAAAAGTCTTCATACACCAAGCGTCCATACGCCCTTCGATAGCCTCCCACTTGAGCGCCTCCTTCCCGCCAATATAGACAGGAATGAGCCTGAAGTAGCCACGCCACATTTTATTGAGGTCAGTGCCAACCATCAGAAGCCCGTGAACTTTTTTAACGACTTCCTTAGTCAGCTCCTTCTGGTGGTGTAGATACTTCCACGCCTTGAGCGCCTGATTAAAAGCCATATCGCCATACACTCCTTCTATGGCGTTACTCTCAACTAGAAACTCTTTTATTTCAGCGTCGGTTGGCTTGAACATTTTAGCAGCGATATTTTGGTATCGTCTCCTCTTTAATTGAGCAAGGTGCGCAACGGGGCGCTCCGCACTTTTGACAACCATCAAATATCTTTGTGTCTTCACAGCCCTCCCAGCCACTACCACAGTGAGCTGGAATATTAAGAACGTGGGGCTGTTTTGGGTTATCTTCATCAGCGAAGTAAGGGCAATTCTCGCCCGTCTTAGCAACTCCACCGCAGACAGCGCAGAGAGCCTCCCTAGCCCTCATACCAGCCTGACTATTTTCAAAACCATAGTCATAAACAACACGAAAGCCAAGACCGAGAACGATAACCTCAAGCTCTCTATTCCTGGTCATACTCTCATCTTCGCCTCCTATCTTCAGGAGTGCGAAGTCAAAGTTAATCCAGTTGTATTGCTTTCGATACCAGAGCTCGCGCCATTGATTGATAACATTAAACCTCAAACCACCTATATGGAGATAAGTGCGTGGGTCGTGCTCGTCTTTCTCTATCCAAAAAAACTTTTTCATTTGTTCAATCCTAGCCTTTGTAATGCCTCTCTCACGCGCTCGATACCTGCCGCGCGAGCTGCCCCATCATAGCCCAGCTTCCTAGCAATAACACTTAGGTCGCGTACCCCTCGCTCCCAGAGCTTCTTCACCCGCTCGTCCTTAGAGTTTGCCATACTAGTCAGTATCAACGTAAGCCAGATAAAGGATAGCGCATACTGCCTTCCAAAATACCTCGGTGGTGGTGAAGTGATAGCCTACGATTTCTATGTAGCCCTTCTTAATCCAGCCAGCAATTATTTTGCGCTCCTCATCGTTAATCTTTCCCTGATTAAAATATTTGTCGTTCATTGCCGTGTATTGGAAGAACGGCAGCAGCCTCAACTCTTTTACGGTCATCTTATAGCCAAGCAGTGCCATCGAAGCCGCGATGACCCTCGGCGTTAGCTCCCCACGTTTTTGTGCCATATAGGTATTAGTTATACATTCCCCTTGAACCAAGCTGCCAGAAAATCAGTTACCGACCCCGTGAGCTTCCCGCGTTTCTTCAGAACGAAGTCGTGCCAGCGCCCGTGTGTAACATAGATGTCCAGCCTGCCCTCAATACGAAACTGATACTCGTTGAGTCTCTTAATCTCGATACCCTGCTTCATTAAATCCATCAGCTCTGCCGTGCGCTTCTCGCGCCACTCCTGTCGCTTTATCTTGCCGTGCTCGCGCATTGCGGCGTACATCTCTGCGTCATCTCCCATAGTTATTCCATCTCCTTAATTACCTCATTAAGCCCGACAAGAAAAAGACCCAGCACTGTCCCAATAGACAGCCAGGTCAAAGCCTTCCAATCGTTAGCGACCAACGTGTAAATAAAAGAGGTGTACAGAGCCAACCGCAGTATCGCACGAGCCCATTTAAGTGATTTCATAATGACAGTATAGCGCACATTTTACCTCTTGTCAATAGAGTAAATACAATAAATTGTGGAATAGGGGGTATTGAAACCCCATCTTGTACTGTTTCTTGAACAACCTCTACGCTGCCTAGCTGATTGAGAACCAGCAATGCTCCTCCTTCCCACAATGTTTAGCGCCTTATGTGGTCGGCGGTTAAGCGTCTATAACACCCTACTAGCGAGCGATAACGTACTCGCGGGCGGGCGTCGCGGAGACCATAGAGGCACTGAAGTGCTCCATAGCGTCTGCGAGAGTCATTTTGTTTTTGGCAAAATGGAGTGCCTGCGCAGTTTAGTTCCGCAGCAGACTTAGAACGCAGCGCATTGTAAAAGAGCGAATACAATCGAAACCTGTCTATCCCGTACCCAGATTATACCACCTCAAAACCCAGCCTTCAATACGTCATCTATGCTTCTGACCACGAAATATTCACAACCCTCTGCTTCAACCTTAGCCTTAAACTCCTCCTGTTGCGGCGATATTTTACCCTTAGCTGACTTCACCTCTAGGAAGTAGACACGCCCGCGCTTGAGCAAGAGTATGTCGCTCAACCCTGGCGCTGAATACTTCGGCATTGCCCTGAAAGCCTTACGCGTCGTATCGAATATTGGCGCGTTATTCTGCCGCCAAAAGACGTACCGCTTGAGAGCAAGGTACTCACATATACTCTCCAAGATAATTCCTTCGGGTGTTTTTGCCATATTCTAGCGGGGTGGCTGACCGTCTATAGTCGCCTTCAGGTCATTTACCTGCGGATACCAGGCAAGGACGATTGCCCACCGTCCCGCGACAGGTCGCAGCACCACCTTACTAACTACTCCTCATCTTCATCGTCTAGGTCGTCTACTTCGTCCTCATCAAGCTCATCGTCTTCGAGGTCGTCCTCTGCTGTATCAAAACCCTCATCGGCTAAATCGTCTAATATCATAATAGGTTTTAGAACTTCGTTTGAGGGTTACGACCACCGCCCCCAGGCGTGTAGAGATGTCGGTATACGAAAAGAAATTGGCGGTCATTCTCGTTCGGGATATACCCTGCGTCATCAAGCGCCTTCTTCACCTTCGTGATTAGCGCAGAGATGACCATATCTTTCTGAAGATAGTCGTCATTCCCTATGTGGCAACGCTTCGTAATTCCGTAGCCAGAGCGCCCCAGGGTCTTGAGGTGCTGCGCAGACGGGTGAAGCTCGTTATGTATCGGGCAGCTATTATAAATACTCTCATTGTGCTTACCCTCCTTCCAGTGGCGACTGCTTGAGCTGATGATATGGTGAAGCGCGTCAAACTTATTGAGCCCGCAGAGCATACAGGAGTACCAGAAAATCCACTCACCACGCACCTCTGGGCTGAACCTATTTTTTAAGCCTGAATGTTTCATACCTTTTGAAAACGAACCATCGGCGTGCGGCGCAGCTTGCGGTTGGCGCGGCGCACCTTTGAGTTCCAGTGCTTATGCTTCTTCACTATGTAGCCGACCTGCGTGTGTACGCGGGGGTACTCGAATATCTCCTCTATCATCTCACGGCTTAGGTGCTTTCTCACAAGCTGCGATGAGCCGAGGCGCGGGTGGTCAAGTTCCGTTACCACCATCATCTTCGAGTATACAACAGTCAGGCGTGTGCCCGCACGACGAAAGACTAAGTGCTTCTGCTTCTCATTATGCTCAACCTCAACCCAGCCCCACAAAAGAGCCATCAATCGAATATCCTCTATCTGTTCTAGGATTGCTTCGCTTTCCATAGATGTGGCGAATTAGTACGGCTCTGCTCGTGTATCAGCATAAACCCTTTAATTAACTCCTCACACTCGGTCAGGTCGAGATAGAAGCCCTGGCGCACGGTCTTCAGCCGCGTGTCGCGCAACTGGAAAAACCCAACCTCCTTATCGAAGCGTTGGCTCTTGGCGTCTGGCACGCCGAAAATAAAATCATAGTCTGGGTAGCGAGCCCAGAACAAAACGTGAACTAGCTCGCCAGGTTGCGGCTCATAGATAAGCTCCTGCCCTTCTTTTGGCATTTCAGCAAGCTCAACCTTGCCCTCTGGGTAAGGTGTGCGCGTTGTCGGTATCTTGTAAGCTCCCCCAGGATTTTCAGACATTTTAACGCTCTATGATTTTTCTATTAAGCAAACTCTCAAGCTGATTTATGACACCCTCCCACGTCTCTGGCACTCTTGTCGTCGCCAGCTCTTTCCCTAAAAAGTCAGCCTCCTTATGGCTAATAATACCATTTACCACGAGCATTGCTAAAAAAATTGATGATGGCATATTACGGTGCTATTCGTTTGGTGTTAGTGAAGCGCTCGCCCTCCTTCACTTTGATTGCTGACTGAACGAAACCAACCATCTTCTCGCACGCGGCTAAAATATTTTCCCACTGGTTCTTCGTCGCTTCTTTCATTATAACAAAGTTTTTCAATTCCTGAACGTCTGCGGCAATGAGCGCCCGCACTTTCGTAACCTTATAGCCAGCCTCGTTGTTCAGATACTTGAGGGTCAACTCCTTCTCTACCTCTCCGAGCTTCTGCTCGAACACGTCCCTTTCGGCGCGGGCATAAGCAGCCTGCTGACCGAGCCAGGCATAAGCACCAGAGAGCTTCGCACCGACCCGCACGAGATAGCTCGTGTCCTGCTGGTCTAAACGAGTGCGGAATAACTCGCTGCCCTGGGTGATAACATAGTCAACAATCTCGTCTGACTTCCTAAAGTCAGCGACACTCTTAACCTGCTTGAGCGCCGCCTCAACCTTCATACGGAAACTGCGAGCTGCGTCGCTCTCTACGATAGGGACTTGAGGTATGGTCATACTTTTTTCGGGAGCTTACCGCCGAAGAATACAACTGCCTCTGGGTAGGTACTCACGACACGCTTAATAACACGCTTGCCGCGCGTCTTCTCACAGACCACTTCGCCGTTCGAGTGCTTAGAAAACCACATCTCTGCCTCCTGAATTGATTTGACAATATCCATATTTTTATATTAAAACATTGTTCCCTTATTTTGCTGCGTTGGCTTTGCGACCTCACTTAGCGGGGTGCGAGAGCCCGCTACTGTCGGGTAGCCCATCGCCACGCGCCACTCATCTACGCTCTGCCTTCGAGCCTTCACGACCTCCTCCCGCGTCGGCAGATACATTCCCTGTCGTATGGGCACATCATTGCCATCATACTGCGTACTCTGCCACCAGCGCCGACACCGTTCTATACTGCTCGCCTTCTCAATAGCATTATACCCGAAGTCGCGGCACACTATCTCAACCAGGAGGGCGTCGTCATTCCGAGTATCCACGACTCGGTTGAGCACCTCACCCACCTGCTCTTTTAGACTTTTGATGTCTCGGTATTCCATAGGTGTTTTAAGCGCTTCACTGTCTCATTCGTTACTGCGTTGTTGAACCTGCGACAACCTCCCTCGTGTAACCCCGTTGCGAGCCGACCACATAAGCAGAACATTGACTGCTTCGCAGAGAGTTCATCAAGCACTGCGCTCCTCATCTTGAGCCAGTCTCCCATATGGTGCTCTTGGATATACGCTAGTTTTTCAGTGAGCTTCATATCTAGTGAATGAGCTTATGCTGCTTCAGAATAGCCTCAACATCTTCCTGGAATGTGTCTTTGGGTGTTGCCTCAATAATCTCTACCATCTCCTTAGTCCCGCCATTTAGATACGACACGCGGGCTGCCGCAGACTCTTTATCGTCGTGGTCGCTCTCTGCGTGCCAAGCTCCACTTCGACCATAGAAACCAACCGTCCAAAGAGAACCCTCACTCGTTTTCTCACTCCGAATATAGACGTACATATTAGAACCCACTTGGCTTCTTAACCGACGTGGCAATCTCGAAGTCTTCGTAGATACTCACGCCAGCAATCTCGCGCACTCCGCTCGACACGGCTTCTCGGAGCACTTTGTCTAACATACCTGCCTCGATAGCGAGCTTGAGTGTCTGCTGGAGATACACCTGGGGAATGTCCTTAATGACAAGGATTTTGTGTACCCACTTTCGCTTGGCGACTGACGTGCCCGTCTTTGTCTCAACCTTCGTCTCTGGGCGGTCTATAGTCGGGAGCGGAGTGGCAATAGCTGGCTTCCCAGCCTCCTCGCGGCGCTCGTTCTGTTTAGCACGAAGACCAGCAAGGCGCTCCTCCTCTTTCTTGGCGGCGGCGTCTTGAACACGCAGGAAGGTAGCCATAGCCTGCTTCACTATCTCCTCCACTTCGGCACACTTCTTAATGCGGGGCTGATAGACGGCGTTGGCTGCCTTGAGTGCCTGGTTCATAGGCTCGGTGATACTCTTGCGCTCATCGTCTATCTCCTTGCCCTTCTGCTTCACGACTGAAAGAAACTCGTTGGCGCTGGCATACTGTACCTGCGTCTCGATAACCATAAACTGCTCGCTTTTCTTAATGACTGGCGCGAGCTGCTTATCGAGCTTCTTCTCAAGCCCCTGGTTAATCTTAATCTCTTTGACTGCTGCCTTTTTTGTTGTCATTTTAGGTAGTATTAAGTTTCTATTATTGACAGTATACACCCGCTTTCGTATATTGTCAATAGTGTAAATACATTATTGAAGACCCTTATCACCCGCGACAACCCTCTTGAGCTTCTCGATGTCTATAAATATGCCAGCAAACCAGTTCCAAATCCGAGCTGGGACGTACTTTGGGCGCTTTTTGAGCGCCTCATTAAACACACCGATATTCTTCATCAACGTATCAGAGTAAGCCTTACCCGCTTTAGCAGCTTCGCGCCTGAAGGCGCGCACCTGCTTTCGCTCCATCTTCCTTGACAATTTCACTGGTGGCTGGTTATCCATATTTTTATTCCTGCTCCAAAATACCGACTTTGATAAAGAACTCGGTTACGTCGCCGAGCACTGCGTCTATTGTCTGCTGCGGAAGTCCTTTGCCGCGCAGATAATACTTCATCACGTCCCAACTGATACCGCCTTTCTTATACTCCCGCAGCGCCAGACCTAGCTTCTCAACCTGGGCGAGTATGCGCTCTTTCGGCTCATAGCTATCAATGAGGGTGAAGTTCTTAGAGTTGTTATCAAGTAAGCCAGCTAGAAGCTCCTCACCTTTCTGCGTTTTCGTTTCTAAAATATATCGCATATTAAGAATAAATTGGTTTTGTAAAGTTGCCCGCCCCGATGTTCTCGATGACCGCCTCGACCCGACGCTCAAACTGCTTGAGCGCCGTTACCGACCTCGTAGTGGCGAACGTCTGAATGAGCTTGGTGGCGTTGGCGTTGAGGTCAATATAATTCAGGTAGATACGGCGGGGGATTATCTTAAATTGCTTCCAGTGTACCCACGCTTGAAAGGTGAGCTGGTCTGCGAAATTCACCCGCTCCTGCGTCCACGCCATCTTACCAGTCTTGTTCTCGATGATAGTGAAGCCATCTTTAACATAATCGTCCAGGGTGGCGCGGAGCTCCCAGCCATTGAACTTCGTGATGAGCGCCAGCTCTGGGCTGCCCCCCTTAATCGGCGGCATAGCCTCTAAAACCTTCTTAAACAGGTCAGCGTAGCGCTTAGGAGCTTTCGCCTGTTCGAGTAGCCAGCGATAGTCCAGGTCTCTATTAGCGTATGCTGCGGAGAAGATACGCCCCACACTCATAGCGCTTGAGCCCTTACCCTTCGCCCCTATCTCGTACTGAATGTAGAAGTCCTGGGGCGACTGCTCGTAGCACAAGAACTGCGAGCTTGAGAGCCTCTTTGAGTTCGGGTAGAGGCTCTCGCTGTCATATGCTGGCAATGCTCGGTTGTCTATCACGGTATTCATCGTTAAACAGTCGGCGGGTTGATAATCTGGTCTGCGCGAACGGAGACGGCGTGATGTATCTTATCCTTCTGCTGCTGCGTGAGCTTGTCCGAGTCCTTGCTGCGGTTCTGAATACCCGTGAGCACGTCCAAATCCTTCGTCTTCTCGATAGCCTTCATTGTAACATCGAACAACTCCTCTGCGGTAGACGGGACTGGCACGGCAACGGTCTTAGTCTTCACCTCGGTTGGCGGCGCGTCCAGGAGCTTCACTGTCCCAGGGGTAGCAAGGAGCTGCTGAATAATCTTGGTGGCTGCGGTCTCTGGTATGAGCTTACGCTTGGCATTACGCTCTGCCTTTGATAGCGCCTTCTCAACGGCAAACGTGTTCGGGTACTTGCCACGCCCACCCACCTTTTCATAGGGCTCGAACTTCACACCCCACGCGCTGTTTGCGGTAATGAGGTCTTCAGCATAGACCGACACCTCGACACCCTTCTCACCGTTATAAATCACGTCCCGCTCAATCTTGATGTACTGCGGGTTGATACGGATTTTAGAACCGCTCTTGGGGTTCTTCGACATTCGGCGCACAACCTCGTTCACTCCCTTAACCGACATACCAGTCGTCTTACGGTGCTTACAAGCTGCCAGCTCCTCACCCTTACACGCTGGTTTGTTCTCACAATACTGATAAATGAAGTAAGGCAAAATCTGCCCCTGGAGCTCGCGCTCGATTATGTCATCGTCAGCGAACTCGGAGGCTACCATCATCTGAACCTCTGGGGCTACGGGGCTTGGCATAAGCACCGTGTTTTTCTTACGGCGCACTACCTTCACTTTCTTTGGGGACTTTTTAGGTTTTTTGGTCATAGCTAGTTCTGTTTAACGGGAAACAAAAGAACGCCCAGGAAGATGAACGTCAGACCGAAGCCGAGTTGAATGTCCGAGGCGATACTGAAGACGAAGAAGATACCAGCGAGAATTGCGATGACTGCGAATATCCGTTTAAGTGTGAGCATAGTTGAAATTATTTAATGTATATTGCGTTATAACGTGCCGCCAAAAAATCCTTTAAGTCCCGACCTTTAACGAAGTAGCGAGGCTTCTTGCCCGCGCTCAAATCTACCGCCTTGAGCTTGCCGCTCTTAATGAGGCGATACATAGTGAAAATCGAAGGCACGCTCTTAGTGCGCATTACAATCGGCATAGCGATAATATCCTTCGGCTCAAACATTCCCCTGCTGTTAATCTTTCCTACTGCCTTGAGGCAGCGTTCAAGTTGTTTACTCATATGTTGGTAGTATAGCGTACTTTGTCAATAACGTCAATAGCGTGATTACTTGAGCTTGAGCTGACCCCGTAAGTCGGCGAACTCATCATTAAGTGGCAAGAGTCCCGCAGGCTTCCTTTCTCCCTGCTTGATTGCGTGGGCGTTTAGCTTATTCTCATTTACGACCTCGGTAATACGCTCATAGTCTGGCACGATGTCCACGACAAAGTTCGGGTTGGCTATAATACCGCGCTTCAGGATAACGGCGCTGCCCGCGTTGACCGCCTTGAGCACCTTATCAACCTCCTCCACGTCTATCTGTATCTTTGTACCGTTGCTCAACTCCACCTTGTACGCTGCCAGCTTGGTGGTCGTTTTTATTTCAGCCATATAATTATTCGTTAATCCAGTCAAATAAATACTGATACCGATTTCTGATGTAGGCACATACGCGCTTCTTCGCGGGGTCTCCCAGGGCGTGTTGTAACGAGTATAGCCGCCGCTCGATGTCGTCTAAGCCACCCATAATACCGACCATACGGGTGAGTTCTACGTCCTTTCGCTTCGTTGGTTTAGCCATATTACTTTTGATAGACGATTAAAGCCTTCACGATGACTGGCTTGTGATAGCGATTATGGTTTAGAAACCACTGCGCCTCTTTGCGACCCTGCTTATTGTCTTCCCAGACTGGCACTCTGTTGCCGTCGCCACCGAACCAAGCAGTTACTTTGCCCTTAAACAAAACGGTCAACACCTCGACGCTTTTCATCTTAGCCATATCATTATGAAATTATCTCACGACCTTTTTTCTTCTCGACGGTGAAGCTACTGAAGCCTTTGACGTTGGAGAACCAGGTGGCGAGACGGCGGCGAACATCAAAAGTCTTCTGCTGCTGCCAGCGCAGCTTTGTGCCCGTATGGTTCGGCTCTGTCCAGTAGGCACAGAACTTAACCACTTCGCGGGCGATGGCGTTGATGTCGGCTTTGTTCTGCTCGGCGAGCTGCTTACAGAATGATTGAAATGCTGGCGCTCGATTATTCACTGATAAAAAGAACATCTCTGTTTTAGCGCGAGGCGTCAGCCCCTCTCCCTTCCCTTCTCCTGTCTTCACTTCACTTCCCTTCACTTCAGAGTCCAACTGGAAGCCTCCGTCTTCCATATGGAAACCCAAGTCTTCCAACGTCTTCCAGGAGTCCTTTGGCTTCTCACTTAGAGCGATGTTGAGAATGGTCTGCGGCTGCCTATCCTTCTTGAGCGTCTGGTGCTCCCTAAACTTCACAATGCGGTAGAACTTCTCACCGTTATGCTCGTATACCTGCCAGAGCCCCTGCTCAACTATCTTCGCTATGAGCTGCGAGAACTCTATGAGCGGCATATCTATCATCGGCAGCACGAGTGCCTTGAGGGTGCGCTCCGAGCACGGCAGCAACCCAATATCATCAGAGTGCGGGATTGCCCAGGTGAAAAGGAGCTGGGCTGGAATTGGTAAATTAGCCACCTGTTCGGAGACCGAGATTTTCTTGTCTATCATACGCTTTTGTGCCATTTAAGTTTCTATCACGGCTTAGGTTTTGATTGCTTTCACTATACACCTGCGGGCGCGGGCGCGGAAGGTGGGGAGTCAATAACTTGTGTAGAAGCAAGCTCTATTGCGTGCTTCGTAAAAGACAATACGAGTAGGTCAAAGTCAAGTGCGTATTCGCCGCGCCCCTCTGGGCAGCGTTTGAAGTCGGCATTAACCTTGCGGCACGTTGCGTCCAAGAGCGCTCTGAACGAGGGCGTCAACGTCGGCTTTCCAGCAGTGCTTAGACCAATTCCAGGGGGCAGTTCCTTGTGTGTCATAGAGGTAATTTGAGAAGGTTATGTTGCCGTATTCAGTCTCTAGGTCTAGCCCCATCTTCTCGGCGGCAGCCCCGTGATAGTGCTCATTCACCTGGCACATACCAACGTCAGAGGGGTTCTGTACGCCCCTTATAACGCTGCCATCGGCGTTAAACTGCCTCGGCGTGGCTTTCGGGTCTCCTACGCTCTCACAGCCGCATATAGGCTTTAGAGAGGCGTACAGCTCGCCTTTAGGGGCGGCTTTAGGCGTTGAGGTGGCTACGGGCGCTACCTCTTGCTGTGGGACTACCTCGACCTTAATGGTGTGCGGAGGCAACGACAGTAGGATTACGGTGGCAGTAACGGCGAGGATAGCTAAGGCGTACCATATTGCGTTTTTCATAGGTTAGCGGCGCTTCTAATACTGGCTTGCGCTGCCTCTTAATTATACCATCTTTAGCCGCGCCCTCGACCGTTCTTAAACCAGTATTTGAGCTTATTTAAGAGGTAGCCAGGGGTGTGTATAAGCCACCTCCAAAAGCCCATATGCGCTATAGAGACCACGTTCGAGTGCCGCTTGCATAGCCCTAGCTCACCCCAGCTTGGCGAACAATTTTTACAGTTCATAGGTAATCTAGTGGATTGAGAGGTAGTGATTACCGAGGCAGAGCAGGACGACCCCGAAGGTGGCGAGCTCTGCGAATATCCAGTACCAAGCTAATTTTATATTTTTATTCATCTGTTTAAGTGATTATTTTCTGATAGAGGAAGGGGGGAATGGTCGCGCCATACCCGCCTTCCTCTGCGACCATTAAGCTGTGTAGACTATCATACCTCCTGGCGTGTAAATCGGTTTCGGCTTCGGGAGGTATCGCTTCGCAAACGTGTAGACCTTCTTGAGCTGCTTCTTAAAACCTTTGTCGTGCCCCAGCTTCACACCGCCATTGAGCTGACTGTTTAGGTGGTGGGCGAACTCGTGGCACACCGTTCCTAAGTTCGTGCCGTGCGAGAGTCTTATCATCTGCGACCTCGCATAGTAGCTGCCGCCGCCATTTCGCTTGACCCTGCTGTAGTCCACTCTCGGCACATTGACCTTGAAATGCCTTGCGAACTTTCTAAGGTACTTCTCTGCCTCACTCCTCGTTATCGCCACATCTCTGAACTCTTTGTAGGTGGACTGCTCCCACTCATAAATCTTGAGCCAAGCCATACTACGGGTTCACCTCATACGCTTTACGATAGTAATTGAGCTTCTTACTCCACTTGCGCCGCATACTTTCTGCCTTCTTATATTTCTCGTCCCAGGCGTGAAAGTTTTTTGCGGCTAGGATATAACGCTTCATCGGGAGACTCACGATTATCTTGCCGTCTATCTTCGTGTCGCCAGCCATTTGTTTTGATTTTTATAATGGTTATTTTGTAATCTTCCCCAGGTGCGAGAGAGGTGGGTCGTCATTATTTTTGTTGACAGACCGCTTCCTCTCTCACCCTGTTACAGACAGTATAGCGCACTATCGTTTACTTGTCAATAGCGTCAATAGCGAAAATAGCCCGTCCTGTGGACAGAGCCGCCTAGACCACTCCCCTCCCCTACTAAAACGCTTAAAATAGGCTCAAATAGGGGAGTGCCACCGATAGGGGAGGGTAGGGGAGTATAGAAATGAAAACGCCCACAGACCTAATACTGTGAGCGCTTTCTCTCCCTGGGGGAGAGTGATAACCTTGCGGCTACCACCGAGGCATACTAGCGAACCTCCCCAGAGAATGTCAACTAAATCTTACTTGAAGCCTTGATGAGTGCCACCACCTCGTTCTTACCAGTAAACGTCAGCCAGAGCTTTCGTGCCGCACCATATACACCAGCAAGGACAGAAATGGCATAGAGCGCGAGCTGTACGAACGCAGCGAGTGAGTTTATAAGTTCAGTCGCCCACTGCGTGTCAAAGGTTATATGAGCCAAGCCAGTGAGTTGAACGAGATACGCGAGACCAGCGAGCAAACCAGCTTTGAGTGTGAGCGAAACTCTGTCAGCGTCCTTCGATGAGAGAATGAGCCAGGCGATTACATTGCGAAAGAAATTAAGCATAGATTTTAGTTAGAATAATTTTTGTTTAAGTGAGCAATCATCGGGGCGTCTACGACCTCGGCGCTCCCAGGCAGCGCGTACTTCTTCTTATATTCGCCGACACCCTTTGCGGTAATTGCGCCGTAGTAACCAGTGCTGTCCACGTTCACAGGGAAGACACCCTCATACTTGAGAATGTTCTGAAGCGCGAATACGTCCTTATCAGTGAAGAAGGTCGTTGAGAAGCGCAGCTCTTTCGTGAACGTGTAGTGTGGCTTGTTCGGGTCGGCAGCCTCCTTAAACACGAAATTGAGTGGGTAGGCAGCGAAAAAGTTACGCTTGGCGTAGAAGTCTTCAGTGATGATACGCTGACCAGCGACTCCGTAGCTCGTACCCCACGAGTCGTCTACGATGACAGCCTTCTTACCCCAGACCTCCTTATTCTTCGGCATATTGCTCTTGCCGAGCAAGGTGAAGTCTACAGCTGCGATGGAGTGCCGCAGCGCCCGCTCGTCGGTCTCTTTGAGCGACTCGTCAATTATCTTCGGCAGTTCCGTCCACTCTTTAATGATGAAACAGAACCAGGTCATCACACCCTTACCTGTCGTCTGAATGACTGAAGCCGCCGTCTCAAGATTTTTGACTGGCAGCATAACGTACTTCGGGATTTTGAAAATCTTGCCTACCTGGTCTTTGTAGTCCTCCACGATGACCTTATCCATCTGCTCGTCGGTCATATTCTGGGAAGGCACGAGCACCTCCAACGTAACACCCTCACGCGCTATATCGAAAGCGTCCGTGCCACCCATACCAGATTGAGGTTTATTATTTCGGCGCTGATAGATGTGCGTTGCCGAAAAGTGAACATAGTCGCCATTGAGTAAGAAGTACAAAATACCCATCAGCTTGGCGAGGGTCTGGGCTACACAAGAGCCAGAGCCGTTCTGGTTAAAAATAGGAAACTTCCGCCACTGTTCGCGGGGCTTTTCTACCCAGGTTACTGGATTAACGCTGGCGACAATTTCTTCCAGCCGATAGTCCTTTGCTTTTTCTGCGGGTGAGCGCTCGTCTAACAATGCGCCCGTTCCTTTCCGCTTCAGTGAGTTCAACATAGGTGTTTTAGATTACTCTCATTGTAGCACCGATGAAGTGCTTGGACAAACCCTTTTGGTTCACTAAAATCTTCCTATCGAGGCGCTCTAAGGTTTTAAGCTCACCGTTAGCTGGTCGCTGGCTCGCCTTCTTTATCATAGGGACGCTCATTATAGCTATACCGATTGCCACCCCCGCAATGAAGACATAAAGTATCGTCATAAGTTTAGGAATTACTTTTTAAGCCTCTCGTCTAAGATGGTGTTGGTCTTCTGCTGAATATCGAGTATTGCCTCCAGCTTTTGAACCATACTATCCCAAATCCACTTCGGGACGGTCTTGCCCGTTGTGTACTTCCACTGGAATACGACTATGCCAGCTAATACTAAGACGATTGAGGCGAGTAATGCCACAATAGGGTTATCATTCTTGGTAAGTTCACCGATAACACTTTGTGCTGTATCCATAGTTTTTATCCTTCACACTCGATTAAGAGATACATAGTGTTGGCAGTCGGGCTACCAGTCTTCGTCCAAGTGAGCGTTATATTAGTTGCGTCCACTGCGATTGAGGCAGCTTGGTGGTCGCCAGCGTATTCAACCAATTTAACAATCTTCGTCGTTTCCTGACCCACTAAAGCAACCTTAGTGCCTGTGTCGTTTGACTCTGTATTCCACACACACCCCTGCGTTGCGCCGTCGTAAGCGCCAGACGACCTAGAAAAAGTATCAACACTATCAGTTGCTAGAACAACCGCACTTATTTTCACCTTCGTCGGGACGCGCCCGCCAAGCCCGTGAGCAATAACCTGGTCTCCACTAGCTGCGTCAAAGGCGCGAGAAGTGTTTATAACCTTAAAGGTCTTGATAATTCCAAGCGGGCTCATCATATACCAGTCTCCGTCATCGTACTGGAGTTGGAGCTTCTGGTTCGCAAGAATGTCTCCAGTTTGAAGCGCTGAACCATCAGGACGCAGAATAGCGTCAGCACCAAGACCGTTGACGTTCAGAGTCGCAGCGCCCGTATTTGCGGTTGCGAACTTCACGCGAACTGTAAGCCCGTCCGTTAATGAGGACGGGGCGACTGGCAGCGAGATGGCGTAGGTGTCATCTCCACCTGCGTCTTCGGCATACATATATCCGCCATTGATGATGTCCTGCGCTTCGATAGCTTCGCCAGGCTCAACGATATTACCGTTGAACTTATGCGTCAGAAGCTCCGATATTTTAGAAAGGTTTTGTTTCATATCTATACTGCTGAAAGCGTTATTGTATATTCGATTGTCGTGTCCTGGTTGCTGCCCTTCGTGTAGCTTGGGTCAATCAAAGCTCTTGCGAAAAGGCGAGTGCCGCAGAACATTCCGAACTCGGTGTAGGTGTCATTCGGCAGGTTTCCATCTGGGATAAAGAAGCTCATTATCAGGTCGTTGCCACTGATGGAGTAGTCAGCCACCACAATATCTTCTACCTCTGGGGTTTCCAGGTCGGTGTCTCCGTCTGCGGGTGTGTTGTTACCAGTCCCGATACTCGCGTTATCAATCTCAATCGGGTATGTCGTATCGCCTGCTAGGTTTCGCAGCACGATGTTGCGCCCGCGCCCATCACTTGAAACGACTAGGTTGTGGTAACGAGGACTCTCATAAATCAACTCTTTCGTCCCCGCTTTATAGCTGCGAATGACAAACGAGCCGCTTATGCCAGCGCTCGCATTTTTCTTTATCCGAAGTTTCTTGAGGAGCTTGCGAAGCATATGATTATTATATCATTTTAAGACCAAGTGGAGAAGTTCCACGAGCCTTCGTTACCACTGCCCAGGTAGGTATAAGGCGGGCTGTCTGTTGTCGGCGCGGCGAGCGAGTCCGAAAAGGCAATCTCGTCTCTCAAATTGAAGACCGTATCGAGCACCTCGTTCGCGTCCACCTTAATCTCCTTATCTTTGCGGGTGATGAGCTGCTGTAAGAACTCGATGATACCGAAAGTCTGGGTCGTAGTGAGAATAACGTCGTGTACCCACTCCGCCGAGTTGCGCATTTTCGATACCACACGAGTTATAACGAAGTCCTGCTCAATATCGCGCATAGTGCTCTGTACGTTGATGAGCTGACCCACCTCAAGCCCGCTCTCCTTAGAGCTGAATGAGCCCTCATTCGATGATTGTGCCCAGGCAGAGAGCTCCGCGCGGGCGCGATTGCGGGCGGCTTCCTTCGAGTTAATGGAGCTGTCGGCAATCTTGTACTCAAATACGCCATACTGGAGCGAGCTAGGAATATCGGTGAGCTTAGTGAGCACTGGATAATCTGGCAGACCAGTTATAACCACTGCTTTCGTTGCGGCTGGCTTAGTGGAGTCCTTGAACTTGAGTGCCTTTTCTTGGAAGTTATAGAGGCAGTCGTAGTCTGCTGGGTCGTTCAAGTTATCCACGCCCACAGTTTTTGAAACCGCGTCTACCGTTACACTCACGTCGTGGTAACGATACATCTGGGTAAACGTAAGCTGTGTACCGTCTGCGATTTTTGTTTCCGAGAAGGTATCACCTTTGAATGTCCCACCTCGCACGAAGATGGAGTTGCGCAGGTTCTTCACGTCCTCTTTTATCTTGAGCGAGTTGATAAAGTATTTCTCACCAGTGTCGTCTAGGTCGAATGGCGCTGGCGTGGAGCTCGCAGCGAAGAAGTGAATGTCTTTTGTGTTATCAACATACCAGTTATATTGCGTCAACTCGGCGAGCTGCTGGAGGCACTTAGAGGGATACTCGTAGTTGAACGAAATGAACTTAATGATTGTCGGGCAGTCCACGTTGGCGATTGTGAAGCCCGTGAGATAGGTTGTATTGATGTCGTCTATAATATCGTTCACGGTCATATCCTCGTAGGTCTCAACCACGAGCTTCCTATCGAGCAAAAAGCTGAAGTCCTTACACTGGCACTTCACCCGCTCAACCGTGCCGCCCTCCATCACGCGCTCAATGGTGGCAATGATACCGCCAAAGATGACTGTAACGCCGTCGTTGTCGGTGAGCTCTATCTCGTCGAGGATAGCGGGTATGTACGCCGTGTTGTCCTTCCTAATAACATCAAAAACCAGGGTATCTACCTGGCTCGTGAGCGCCCTATTGAGCTGAACACTGTTTACATCAATGCTCGCGCTTTTGTCTACGCCGCCGATAGAGAGCTTGACCATATCATTAAGTTTTCATTTGTAACTGGAGCTTGCTTATAAGTATATCTCCCATCTTCTCGGCAGCGTCGTCCGAAAGGAATGTGCCAGTGATATTCACTACAATACTCTGCCCGCCCTTGCCGCCCTGTCCGAGCGTCTCTGGGGTCTTCGTAGCGATGATATAGTCGTCTGGGTGGGTCGTAATGACGCGCCCGTTCTGAACGATACCGTCGTTGATACCGATGGCTTTTGCCGCAGCCTTCACGTTATCTTTCAAAATAGAACCAGCAGCACTAAAGCTACCACCAACTCGGTCTGCCACCTTTTTAATCGCGTCGCTGATTTTATTTACAATGCTCATAATACTCTCCCAGACATTCGTAAGGCGTTGAATGATTGAGTCCCAGAAGTTGCCCCAGAAAGCCTTAAAGCCATTCCAAAGTTCCTTCAGGTTTTCGATAGCGATAGCAGAGTTCTCGCGCAGAGTTTTGTATACATAGATGAGCGAAAAGACCGCAGCAACCGCGCCTGCGAGAATGATGATGACGGGCGCAACAGAAGCGCTAAATGCCATCATAGCTAAGGACGCCACACCGATTACAGCAGTGAGCCCCGTTACGGCAAAAGCCACGCCCGCGATAGTCGCGGCAAGCTCTGGGTTCTCTGTAACCCATTTCTCAACGAACTCCAAGACTGGCAAAATGCCTTCAATGAGACGCACTAAGGTCGGGGCGAGAGCGCCGCCGATAGCCTCTTTCACATCACTAACCGTCTCGCTCAACCGCGCCATCTTGCCCGCAAGGGTATCAGCGAAGGCTTCTGCCTGACCTCCAACGCGCTGCTGAAGAATAGCAAGCTGTTCGAGTGGGGTTGCCGTATCGCTTATTTCAATGCCGTATTGCTTCAAAACCTTGCCGTTACCAGAAAGCACCTGACCTACGAGCGTTGCCGCGTCAGCCAAGCCAATCTGCTTCGCCCGCGCCAAGTCCATTGCCAGGTTGTTGAGCTTAATAGCCTCTGTAGCGCTGCCAGTTCGCTGATAGAGCTTACCGAGCACCACCGCCATATCCTCGCCATCAAAGCCGAAATTACGGGCAGACTTGCTGTACTCCAGGAAGCGGGCGCTTGCCTCATTAACCGCTTCAGTCGTCAGCGTAACGCTCTTAGTAACACCGTCCGTACTTGAGATGACCTCGATGGTACGGTCTTTCATCGTATTCATCGTGGCATTGAAGCTGGCTATCTGCTGCTCCGCGTCGGCATACGCCTTAATCGAGCTGTAGATGGTCGCAGAGACCGCAGCGAACGCAGCAGTGCCAATCACCGCCATAGACTTAAAGGTCGGCTTCATTGCCTCCAGATTGCCCTTCAAACGCGAAAGACCACCCTCAACACTTTTCAGCGTTTGGGTGGCGTTATCTTTCGCTTCGATGATTAAACCTACCTTTGTTTCAGACATAGCTATTTCTTGGATTTTTTAGCAGCCTTTTCTTCCCTCTGTGAGTCAATCTTCATCTTGCCCTTTATGAGCTCGATGAACCAGGTTGGCTGTGCGAGATACTGCTCGTAAGTCCAGCCATAGTCGGCACAGATTACCGCAGCCGCCATCATACTATCCAAGAAGCCTTTGCCGTACTCCACGAGGGAGCGCTCAATAATGCTATTTAAGCCGCTCCTTCCTTTTTTTTTCCCTGTACAGCGTCTACTTGGGCAAGTATCTCGGCGGTCTCGGCGAATGGGAGGTTAAACACATCAGCTAGGACGCTCGTGGTCTTTCCATCAATGGAGACGACAAGCAGCTCAACAGCTTTTTCTTTTGCGAGCGAGTCAGCTTTCGGCGAGAAGCCTTCTACCTTCACGTCGTTGCCAATCATATTTATCTTGGCGTCTTTCAGGTACACGTCCTGAATGTCCTGCCATTCGCGCCCAGAGCAGTAGGTCTTAATGACCACTTTGTGCCCACCGCTCGTAACGAACTCTCTTGTCTGCCTGTTAGAAGTTTCCATATGGTTAGAAGGTTATGTTAGTACGAAGTGCCTGCGGTACGGTTGATAAGGGAGGCGGTCATAGCGATACCGTCGGAGGTGTCATAGAGCACTTCAAAGTTCTGGTCGTCCACGATGTACTCACCAACTTCGAGCGCGTTGTCGTTCTCGATGAGCTTCACCTTATTGAACTTGAGCGTGAGCTTCTCCTGGGTGCTGAAGTCCGCCTTGATGAACTTACCCAAGAAGACCATCGTGATAGCCTGCTTAACCCTATCCTGGAACTTCTGGCGCTGCGCAACGCTCTCAAAGAGCTGCTTGAGCATAATCTGGGCTTCCTTTGTGCGCGGCAAAATCTGAACGGGGTCAAAGCGGCTGCTGCCGTTCTGCGCGAATAGGTTGCTCTTAATCATAATCTCCATATCGTAAATAGCGGTAGCGGTTGAGCGAGCGCCAGCAGCAGTCGTCGCTGCGGTCTCATCTACACCAAAACCAACCAGGCAGTTACCGAGATAGAACGGGTCTTGGAGGGACGGGAAGGTAGCGGTCTGCGGTTTGAGGTATACGGGGTCGCCGACTGAAGCGTTTACAGTTGTAGAGCTAAAGCCAACTGCGACACCGTTTGAGTTCACTGAAGTGAGCGTAATCTCTACACCACCGACAACGAGAATGTCGCCGACAACCAAGCCTCGGTTCGGGGCAATATCATATTCGTCATCGAGTGTCATCGAAGTCATACCAGCGCCAGTGAGCGCAACACCGAGCGTCATCACACCAACCTGACCCATCGCCTTAATGTTCGCGCCGAGACGGAGCTGCCCGCCATCGAAGTCGAGCTTGAGGTCGTCCACCTTCACACCGAAGTAGCGCTGCGCGTAGAGACCGCGCTTGATTTCAAACGTGTAGCTGTCGCCAGCACCAACCGTAAACGGGTGCGTGTAACCGTCAGTACCGTTGCCAGTGGTCGAGCCCTTCGTCATCACCATATTCAAGAAATGACCGAGTGAGTCTGGGTCGCCCAAAACGACAACTTCGCCCTCGTGAGAGCGATTACCGCGAAGCAAATCAGTAGCCTTCCAATCCACACCCTTCATTCGCTGGTCGGCATTGTGGTTCACAACCGTCTTAATAGCCTCACTTACTAGCGGTACAAAAATGGTAGGGATAACCGCCGTGCCAGGGGTGGACTCTGGCTTGATGGCGAGGTATGCGTTATCTGATAAATATTGAGTCATAATTTTATTTATTTCTTATTCCCCTTTTTGCCTCCTTTTGGTTCGTCGCCTTCTTCTTCATCATTGTCATCAGTTTTAGTCTCACCCGCTTTCACTTCGATAAAGTTTGCGTTGTGGAAGTCATCGGGCACTTTCGCGGTAGCACCTGGACTTACTACGCCGACCCCAGGGATTTCAAGTTTCTGGTCGGAGAGGTTCTGTACTGTTTTCATATACTCTTATTATACAAAATATTAGGGTTTTAGGCTACCTTCCACTTGTTGACAACTAGGCAAAGCGGCTCACGATGTCTACTACGGCGACTGTCAGGACGGCGCGGTGTACTCCCGCCTCTTGGTTCGTAAACTCGAAGTCAAGCGGTACGACCCTCGCATATTTACAGCGAGCCTCCCCGTTCGAGTCTGCGAGCATAGGGTCTTGGTCGAGGGAGGTGATAACCCTATCTGCGGCGTCCAGGAGAGCTGTATAGGCTGCCTCTGGCGTCCTCTGCCCTATTTCTTGATGGATAACAATGTCGAACTGCCACTCGCGCTCATTGCGCCCCGTATCGAGTATCTGACCCCGCCCCGCCTTCTCCAGCACATAACACACGGGGTAGCCATTAGGCTGCGTCTCATTGACCCCGTAGACCGCACTGAATAGCGTGCCGCCGCCTTCGCCCAGGAGAGCGCCCAGCTTGATAATGAGCATATTCTTAATACCCACATAGGTCTTCACTGTAGGTTTTATAACGTAGCGCAGAGACTTCGTTTTCGTAACGGGTGTAACTGGCATATTTATTTCACTAATTGTTTTCCTAATTCCTTCATCGCTCCCTCGAATTGCTTGATGATAAAATCCATCGAAGCGTTTATACCTTTCTCCATATAGCCCGCCTCACCAATCGGGTGGCGAGCCTTGAGGTTCTTCTCAACGTAGATAGCGTACTTGATGTTCGTACCGACACCAGCTTCGAGCCCGCGCACATATTTAAAACCGTTTGACTCTCCACCGATAGAGGAGCGCAGCACGCCAGTATCTTTCGGGGTGCGTATCTTCGCCTGGGTCTCCGCCATTCCGATAGACTTACCGAGCGCAATACCAATCAAGCGCTCCAGCACGTCGGGCGATTGCCTGAAGTTATTTTGTAACTCCGAGAGACCTGTGAATGAAACGCTAATCATATTATTTTCCTTTAACGAGCAGAACCATTAAGTGATTATTCCGCCCGTAGTCGTAGAGAGTAACTCCTTTCACATTATAGGTTGTGTCGCCATCAATTACTCGGTCTCCAATTTCGATGTCCGTGTCCACAGCGCACCACATCTTAAACGTCTGGTAAAAAGCACCCTGTCCGAGCTGTTGGTCTTCTCCTTCACTCTGGTGGATAGCGCAGGGGACGCTCGCCAGGTTCGTCGCATATTCTTCCTTCTTAGAACCAGAAACAAGCGCGAGGCGCTGGGTGCTTACGTCGTGGGTGTACATTCCAGCGATAGTCATAGGTTAGGAGATTTTGAATGTTCCCGTCTTGGTGCGGAGCGGCTGCTTCACATACTGCTGTAGGAGGTCTTCAACACCCAGGCGGTTCGCGGTCTCTTTGACCGTTGCGTATGACACGCTGTATTCGCCGAGAGTCTCCTGCTTCACTTCTTTCAGGTCATCGTCGCCGATATTCTCGCGGATAACACCGCCAATAATCTTGAGCGCTGCCATTTTAATTGCCTCTGGCGGAGTCTCGCTGTATCCGAACCTTCCCGTGATAACGACATTCGCCTGCCCCTTGTCGAAGATATAAGGACTGGCGCTATTGAGTCGGCTGTTCACGTTGAGGCGCGTCTCTGGTTGGATAAGCTCAATCCACTCCTTTGCGGTCTCATTAAGTGGGTACAGCAGGAAGTCTTCATCTTCAGTCAGCTCAACCCCATCAACGACCAGGCTTGTCAGCTCGAAAATATCATCAACAACGAGCTTCGTGCGCCCATTGCCGTCAAACTTTCGCTCCTCATCTTCTTCGGCGACCTCAAACTCGCGCCCCGTAAAGTTCTCAATGAACTGCTTGGCGAACGAGGTAACGGTGGTAATGAAGGTTGTGAGCGTGTCGTCTATCGCCAACCCCATATACTGTTCTACTTCTGATTTCGTAACGTACATATGTTTGCTTAATATAATTATACTACATTTTTAGCGCCTTCGGTACTTACTGACACGGGTATAACCGCCTGCTTTTGAGTAACCACTTGGGGCTCGCGTATAGCCGCTATTTTCCCTGCCGTAGAGGTCAGTGCGACTATAACCCCCCAGAATGGCATAGGTGAGCGATTTCGTGATGGTGGTGGAGGTCTTAACCTTATACACAAGCGCCTTCGTCATCGCGGTTGTCGAGGACACAATGCGATAGGTCAGAGACTTCGTAATCGCTGAAGCAGAGTGGCTCACGCCATAGGTCAGTGATTTCGTGATGGTGGCACTAGTGCGCACCGCGTACTGGAAACTCTTGGTCTTCGTAACGCTTGCGCGGATAACATAAGTCAGGCTCTTGGTGAGAGAGTGGGGGACGATAACATCGTACACGAGCGCCTTCGTTATGGCTGCTGGCGTGCTACGGACTAAATAGGTCAGGCTTTTAGTGATAGCAACCGCGCTGGTGGTGGCATAAGTCAGCGACTTCGTAACCGTTGCGCTCTTTTTTACACGATAAACCAAATCCTTGCTTATGGCGGGCGCAGAGAGCACGGCATACGTCAGGGACTTAGTAATCGTTATAGGAGCAAGCTCAACGCGGTATGTGAGGCTTTTCGTCAGGGTAGTGGGTGTCGTAAGGACGCAATAGGTCAGTGATTTTGTAATCGCGTGCGGAGCTATAACAACGTACTGAAGGCTCTTAGTTTTCGTGGCACTCGTCCGCACGAAGTACGTCAAATCTTTTTCGAGCGTACCAGCCTCGGCGATGAGAACGCTATACGTCAGCGACTTCTGAATGGGGGTGTGCGTAGAGAGAACAATATAGGTCAGGCTCTTGGTGATGTTGACTGGTGCGGTAACGACGTATTTCAAAGACTTCGTTACTGTCGGCGATGACCTCACGACGTATTTAAGCTGCTTCGTGATAGAGGTGGCTACAGCAACGCGGTAAGTAAGCGACTTCGTTATTGTCGCGGGAGTTATCTTAACGCAATACTGAAGGCTCTTAGTGATTGTAACGGGACTGATTACGTCATAGGTCAGAGACTTTGTTTTCGTCTGCGATGACTTGACAACGTACTTCAAAGATTTCGTTACGGAAACTGGCACTGTAACGCGATAAGTGAGCGACTTCGTAACGGTGGCTGGCGTTATCTTCACACAATAGCGCAACGATTTCGTCAGAGTCG